CCGGAGTTTACACGCTTTACAGAGACAATTACAAAAAAACAGGATAAGCGCGTCGTAAACATCACGGTAAAGCCCACCGTCATAGATTGCACCGGTTCGGTCTGGTTTACCGACTTGATGCTGCAGGAAGGCGATAAAGTCACAGGCTTTGTCATCAACACCGAAACGTTTCTGGAAAAATACGATGGCGATGATGCTACAGACGGAAAGAGGTTTTATAACGGTATCGTCCGCTCCGCTGCTACCTGCGTCATCTTCAATCTCGGTACCACTGCTGCCGGTCTTGACTACAAGGTCTATCCGATTCAGGCGATGGCTGCCGGGTGTATATCGCTTGCGCTGGGTGAAGGTGCTCATAAGGCAACTTTCAAAGCAGCGGCTGCTGCCGGTGATGAATTTGACCTTTTTGCCTCTACAAGGGAGTGCCTGAAGAACGGCTCTGCAACATCCAAGGACGGCTTTTTCCAATACTCTGCTGCCGGTGACAGCAAGCACCCGATTACTGTGGCAGATAAAAAGTCTGCACGCATCTATGTTGAGTTTCAGGAAATGCAGGACGGAGGTGATGCCCTATGAGCTATGATTATTTGAAAGGCCGCAAATGCATGGTCTGGACATTCATGGGCAATTCCAGAATGTATCAGGCACTTGCCGCATATGGAGACCGCCTCTCGCAGGTAGGTCTCTTTTCTTTTAAGGTATCGCGCACCGGTGTCATCACGGAAAGCGGCGTGGCCATCTCCAACATGCTGACCTACATCAACCGATGGCCGCACATCAAATGGCTCCTGACGATATCCAACGATGGCACGAACAGTATTTTTGCCGCTATACGGGATAATACCGACGGTGCGCAGGATACCTTCCTTTCGGAGATCATCCGCATTATGGAAAAATACCCGTGGTGCGACGGCATCGACATCGACCTTGAGAAGGGCGACGGGTATTCCACGCACGCTGCCTCTACGGCGATGTTTCGGAATATCTATAACACAGTAAAAGGATATGACAGCAGCAAGCTCATGAACATCTGTCTGCCGGGCATGAATTCCATCAACGGCTCGGTCGGAGGTGAAAACTGGTGCATTTACGGCGATCTCAACGCTTACTGCGATACGGCGGCCATCATGAGCTATGGCATGGCATGGGCAGGCTCTGCTCCCGGAGCCGTCTCTCCAAGGGACTGGCTGGAGGGCATTTACGACTATGCGGTCACAGTCATGAACCCGGAGAAGATATTCTTCGGCCTTCCTGCATACGGCTGGAACTGGCAGATTTATGACCTTCCTGCAAACCTTGGTAAAACCTATCGCGGCACGTCAAACACCTACTATGCGGCAAAGAACTGGATGACCGGTCAGTATAACTTTACAGACGATGCTCCTCCACAGCCATTCATCCCGATCCTCGCATATTGGGATGACTACGATATGGTGCCTTGGGCGCTTCCGCAGGTCTACGACTTTATGGAAGGCAGAGACGCCACAAGCTATGAGTATCCTCTAATGAATGGAACCTATAACAGGCGGCATTACCTGACGGCTTACAGCAAAGAACAACACACAGAGTTCGGCACCATCTATGTGGATGCGGATGGAACGACAAGCTCCTACTCCGGCATCGTATCCTTTGAAAACGGTGTGGCCACTCTCGGTGACGCTGGCTCTGCCACATATACATTTTCCGTATCAAGCGCCGGAACTTACGACATCGCCATCCGCCTTTGCTATCCCTTCTGGGATAAAAACGGTATCTATGTTTCGATTGACGGCAACACGACGCATTTTACGGAAAGCAGGCTCTGGTGGCCATATTGGAGAAGCACCTTCTGGACGACGCTCGCCAGCAACATGTCACTATCTGCCGGGACGCACACCATCGTGATATCCGTAGATGTAAAAGGCGTACAGTTTTACGGCTACCGTGTTTGCAGCAGCTTTTCGGAGGCTCCCTCTGCAGGCACTGCGACCTTTACGCTCTCTCCACGCCACTTTATCGACGTGGACGGCAACGAGTGTCAGCCGGACAGAGCTTTCAAGCTCACCTGCGAAATGCTGAGACGAAAGCCGGATTCTGCCCTTATCTGGTATGAGGATTTCCGAGACTACGGTGTGCTGCAAACAAACTACTGGACGACCCTTTCAGGCTCATGGACGGTATGGCGTGAAGAAGAATATTCCGAAAGCCGAGTCTACTCCCAGCTTGACGGCTCCGGAAAGCTGGCATGGCAATACGATAGCTTTTCCGATATTCACCTGCGAGCAAGGCTGGCTTTTCCTGCGACAGGAAGTGGCAAGGCCGGAGTGTTCTGCGGTGATCTGTTCTGCTGCCTGAATTATGATTCTCAGGCTGTGGAGCTTTATAACGGCAGCACGCTCCTTGGCAGCTACAGCCAGACCATAGAGCGAACAGCAAATGCAGACCTGCGTACCGATCCATCCATGTACACGGTCGAAATGCGTATCCGTGGAAACAAGGTGCGTGTATATTCCGGTTCTTCCTATACGCTGCGCTTCACTGCTACGGTCGGCGGCTTTTCTGGAGGCTATGCCGGATACCGGTCAGATAACCGGACGGTCTGCGAGCTGCTCCGCCTTGGCGACGCATGGACTTACGAGCCCTATGAGCGTTTTGATGTTACCTTCCCGGACGGCACAGTTACACAATATGGCAGGATCAGCCGGTCGAATGCCACATGGGATACGGAATTTCAGGTGTTTACGTTGACTTCGGATATCGAGGAAGATGCGACTCGCAGCGAGAGCATTTCGCTGGATTATGAATTCCACCACTCCCATGAGCTTGCTCTGGCCTGTGGCAACGATTATACGGTGACCATCACGCCAAAGGACATCGACATCTGGATAGCAAGGCTCTTTCTCGGTGACGCAGACGGCTTTTCCATCCTCTACTATCAGGACGTGGACTCGCTCGTTTACTGGGCAAACGAAGCGGCCTACCGCTGGGGAGTGAGAGGCTTTGCCATGTGGTCGCTGGGACAGGAGGATATGCGGCTCTGGGAAGCGCTGCCGAAACAGATATAACTTTATACACGGATACAGTTCACGAGGCTGTCTGCAAAATGCAGGCGGCTTTTATTTTTCACAAAGGAGGGATTTTCTCATGAAAGAATTCTGGAACACGATCCAACTGGTATTTACCGCTGTCGGAGGCTGGCTTGGCTATTTCCTTGGCGGCTGTGACGGGCTCTTGATTGCACTTGTGATCTTTGTGATCTGCGACTACCTTACCGGCATCATGTGTGCCATCGCAGACAAAAAGCTCTCAAGCGAGGTCGGCTTTAAGGGAATCTGCCGCAAGGTGCTGATCTTCCTGCTGGTAGGCATCGGAAACGTCATTGATGTTCAGGTGCTCGGCCATCCGGGAGTGCTCCGCACGGCGATCATCTTCTTCTACCTGTCCAATGAAGGCCTGTCACTGACGGAGAACGCAGCACATCTCGGCCTGCCGGTACCGGAGAAATTAAAGGAGGTCTTGGAGCAGCTCCACGACCGTCACGATGAGGAGGAAAAATAACATGACGAGAAAAGGAATCGACGTCAGTCATTGGCAGGGAACCATTGATTGGAATAAGATCAAAAAGGCCGGTATCGAGTTTGCCATCATCAAAGCTGGCGGCTCCGATGCCGGTTTTTATACGGACAGCAAATGGGAAGCAAATTACAAAGGTGCGAAGGCTGCCGGTATCCCAATCGGCGCTTATTACTTTGTCGGAAAGGACTGCGTGACTGCTGCCGCCGGAAAAGCGGACGCTGAACGCTTCCTGCAAATCCTGAAGGGCAATCAGCTGGAATACCCGGTCTATATGGATAACGAGGCGCAGCCCGCTTCTGCCAAAGCAGGTATCACTGAGGCCACCATTGCTTTCTGTGAAACTATGGAAGATGCCGGATACTTCGTCGGGATCTACGGCTCCGCTGTTTCCGGTTTCAAAGAACGCATGGATGACACGAAGCTCACGTCCTTCGCCCACTGGGTAGCGCAATATGCCAGCAAATGTTCATATAAGGGCGACTACGGCATCTGGCAGTATTCTTCCAAGGGCTCTGTTGACGGCATCAGTGGTAATGTGGATATGGATTACGCCTATGTGGATTATCCTTCCATCATCCAGAGTGGCGGCTTCAACGGCTTTACAAAGGCTGCGTCCGATGACAGCAAGCCTGCCACTCCTGCTCCGGTCACTCCGGCAAAGACCGTGGATGAGCTGGCGCAGGAGGTGCTGGACGGCAAATGGGGAAACGGAACCGACCGCAAAGAGCGCCTCACTGCTGCCGGGTATGATTACTCTGCCGTGCAGGCAAAGGTCAATGCTCTGGTGAAAAAGCAGGAAGCTACTCCTGTCTACTACACCGTGAGAAGCGGCGATACCCTCTCCGGAATTGCTAAGAAATACAGCACCACGGTTTCTGCGATCCAGAAGCTCAACCCGACGCTCATCAAAAACGTCAACCTCATTCTGACCGGCTGGAAGATCAGAGTGAAATAACTGAATATCCAATCTGCTATTCCTGCGAGTGTTCTTTGGAATGCCCGCAGGCTTTTTTATTTTCCTCCGCTCAAAACAGCAGTTCATCTCCAGTGGAAACTGGAGGTGGATATGTTATGACAGACGAAATCACAAATGTTCAATCTGGATATTTCACGCAGGAGCGGATTCAGGGCGATCTGGACTACCGCAGAGCTCAGACAATCGCAAAAAAGCTGCTCGATGACGGCCTCATTTCTGTGGCTGAATTCAACAAATTAACCGCCATCAATCGCGAAACTTTCTCTCCCTTGTTCGCGGAAATAATGCCGAAAATCCCTTGATATGTAATCGCTTTAGAGTGATGTATAGACGTACGGAAAGGAGGGACTTCCCTTGAAAAAAGTCACGAAAATCGCGGAAACAGCGAGCTCGAAAGTTAAACTCAAGAAGATCAGGGTAGCCGCCTACTGCCGCGTCTCTACGGATTCCGATGCCCAGCTTGAAAGCCTTGAGGCACAGAAAACCCACTACGAAAATTACATCACATCTCGTGATGACTGGGAGTTCGCTGGACTCTATTACGACGAAGGCATTACTGGCACCAAGAAGGACAAGCGTCCGGAGCTGCTTCGGCTCATTGACAACTGCAAGGCCGGTAAAGTGGACTTTGTTATCACAAAATCCATCAGCCGCTTCAGCCGGAACACAACGGACTGCTTAGAGCTGGTAAGAAAACTGCTCGCCCTGCACATTCCGATTTATTTCGAGAAGGAAAATATCAACACCGGCTCAATGGAGAGCGAGCTTTTTCTGGCAATTCTTTCCAGCATGGCCGAAGGCGAGTCTGTTTCCATATCAGAAAACAACAAGTGGTCAATCCAGAAACGCTTTGAGAGCGGCACCTATAAAGTCAGCTATCCACCCTACGGCTACGATTGGGATGGCGAGCAGATGATCATTAATCCGGAGCAGGCAGCTGTGGTAAAAGAAATCTTCGCAGCGCTGCTCTCCGGCAAAGGTACCCACGCCATCGCGGACGACCTGAACCGGCGCGGCATTCCTACCAAGCGAAACGGACGCTGGACGGCCACAACCATTCGCGGGATGCTTTCCAATGAGAAGTACGTCGGCGACTGCCTTTTCCAGAAAACGTACTCGGATTCACGCTTTGTCCGGCACAACAATCACGGTGAGCAGACACAGTACATGGTCAAGGATCATCACGAGGCAATCATCAGCCGGGAGGACTTTGAAGCTGCTCATGCTTTTATTCACCAGCGGGCAACAGAAAAAGGTGTCGTCAAAGGAAGTGATAAATACCAGAATCGCTACACCTTCTCAGGGAAGATCATCTGCGGCGAGTGCGGCGATACCTTTAAGCGCCGGATACACAGCTGCACCGGATACAAATACACCGCATGGTGCTGCAGTACCCACATCAAGGATAAGGATAAATGCCACATGCTTTTTGTAAAAGACGATGATCTGAAGCAGGCTTTCATCACCATGATGAACAAGCTGGTCTACGCGCACAGGATCATCCTAAAGCCATATGTGGACGCATTGAAAAACACATCGTCTGATGACTCGCTTCGGCGTATTCAGGAAATACAGACCCTATTGGCACAGAACACAGAAAAGCGCGAGACGCTGACAAAGCTCATGACACAGGGCATCATCGACCCGATCCTTTTCAACAAAGAAACGAACGAGCTGCTTTCGCAAGCAGACAGTTTCCGGGATGAGATCAACGCCTTAAAAAACGCTGTTTCCGGAGATGTAACAAAAGTCACCGCAGCCACAGTGCTTCTGCACTTTACAGAAAAAGGTGGAATACTTCAGAAATTCGATGATGACCTGTTTAAAGAATATGTAAACCGCATCGTTGTGCGCTCCAGAAATGAAGTGTGCTTTGAACTGAAATGCGGTCTGACGCTTCGGGAAAGGATGTGAAAACATGGGACATACACCCTACGGCTACAGCATTGAAAACGGCTGCGCTACGATTAAAGAGGATGAAGCCAATAAAATACGAAAGCTCTATGAGAATTACATCTCCGGGATGGCACTGGCCAAAGCTGCTGCCGCTGCTGGCATTGAAACTTACCACGGCACGGCAAAGCGCCTGATGGAAAACAGGCACTACCTCGGAGACGATTTTTACCCGGCCATCATCGATCAGGAAACCTACGATAAAGCTGCCGACATCCGTCTGGAACGCGCCGGGAAACTTGGCAGGCTGAGCAGGAAAAAGAACGTAAAACCTGCAGCGTCTCCTACCGGCTTTCGCATGGCAGCCGCAGAGCAACACTATGAAGATCCGAGGCTACAGGCAGAATACCTCTACAGCCTCATTGAAAGCGAGGTAAGCTAATGGGAAATGTTATGGTTATCCCGGCCAGACGGCAGGTCGGAAATACAGTAAAACAATCAGTTCAGAAAAAACTCCGTGTTGCAGCCTACTGCCGCGTCAGCACGGATTCCGAAGAACAGGAAACAAGCTACGAGGCTCAGGTCACGCACTACACCGAGTACATTCAAAAGAATCCGGAATGGGAGCTGGCGGGCATATTTGCGGACGATGGTATTTCCGGCACCAACACGAAAAAGCGTGACGAATTCAACCGAATGATCGACGAGTGCATGGCCGGTAACATCGACATGGTCATCACCAAGTCCATCAGCCGATTTGCCCGCAACACTCTCGACTGCCTCCAATACATCCGGCAGCTGAAGGACAAGAACATACCTGTTTATTTTGAGAAGGAAGCCATCAACACGCTGGACGCTAAAGGCGAGGTGCTGATCACGATCATGGCAAGCCTTGCTCAGCAGGAAAGCCAGTCAATGAGCCAGAACATCAAACTGGGACTCCAGTATCGTTACCAACAAGGCAAGGTGCAGGTCAATCACAATCGTTTCCTCGGATACACCAAGGATGACAACGGGCACCTGATCATTGATCCGGAGCAGGCAGAAATCGTAAAGCGGATTTACCGGGAATACCTCGAAGGCTCCAGCATGGATAAGATCGCCGACGGGCTTATGGCTGACGGTATCCTCACCGGCGCTGGCAAAACAAAATGGCACACCAGCACCATCAACAAGATTCTCCGAAATGAAAAGTACATGGGAGACGCCCTGCTTCAAAAGACTTACACCACAGACTTCCTGACGAAAAAGCGAATCAAGAACAACGGCACCGTTCCTCAATACTACGTCGAGGGCGACCATGAAGCGATCATTCCGAAGGAGCTCTTCGTGCAGGTGCAGGCGGAGCTTGTCCGTCGCCGGGTAGTCCACGTCAGCCCGACAGGCAAGAAGCGCAGTTTCTCCTGCAATCACTGTTTTGCACAGATGGTTTTCTGCGGAGACTGCGGCGAGCTTTACCGGCGCGTTCACTGGAACAACCACGGCTGCAAGTCCATCGTCTGGCGCTGCATCAGTCGCTTGGAGCCCACCTCCGCTGAAAAGAACTGCACCAACAGGACGGTAAACGAGCTCCTGCTGCAGGAGGTCACGATCAAGGCCTTCAATCAGATTCTCACCGAGAGAGACGTCTTCCTGAAAACCTTACAGCAGAACATCGCAAAAGCCGTGGTCAACGCTGACACCCTCTCGCCGGATGGCATTCAGAGTAGGCTCTTGGAACTGCAAAAGGAGCTCATCAAGAAGGCGAACAACAAGCAGGACTACGATGCCATCGCTGATGAGATTTTCCGGCTCCGCGATCAGAAGGAACAGTCCGAAGTCGATAGTCATCACCGGGAAGAAGCCATGAACAGGATCAAGGAACTTCAGGACTTCATCTCCGGGCAGGAAACCGACATCACAGGATTTGATGAGACTCTGGTTAAAAAGCTCATCGAGAAGATCACCGTCTTCGCCGACCACTTCACCGTGGAATTCAAGTCCGGGATCACAATCGACATCGAAGCATAA